GTAGTTCCACTAAAAACATACTCACCAGTACCAGTACCAAAACCTCTTGGAAGTAAAGTTCCTTTATTAAAGTTTATTCCACCAGTACCACCAGCGCCTGACACAATTCCTTCAATACCGCCAGCACCTGTGTAATATACATACTCGTTGTATGTAAAAAGAGAATTAGCAGCAGTCACGTTTTTTATTCTAATCGTGTCTCCTAAAGCTCCTGCCGGAAATGTGATAATAATATCAGCTGATTGCGCCGCATTATCAACAAATAATCCAGTAGCTGCAGTAGCCGCTTTATTCGCTGTAATAGTTTCCCAGTTAACCGAACCGACTGAACTTGTACTTCCGTCTGCGTTTTGTAGTATTATTTCTCCATTTTTACCTTCAGAAGTAGTTGTTGCTTTTCTTCCGATAATCAATGGTCCTGTAAATGTAGTGTTTGCCATAATTAAATCCTCCTAGTTTTTTTGAATACTGTCTCTAGGCCGTCGACTATACGCGTCAGTATTCTAAATTAATTGTATAGTATGTTTTTTATACAATACATTTAATTAGAGCGCAAGAGGGCTTTATCAATGTTGTGATTTTTATATAAAAGTAGCGTTTAAGTAGCTACTGAAACTGTAGGTGCAGATTGCTCAATATTGTTTTGTCTATCTGCTATTTTGGCCTCTTCAAGCTTTATATCCTTAATAACGTCTCTAATCGCGTTATCAATTCTGACCATGTCAAGAGTATACTTACCTTCTTGATTATACTCCAACTGCCACTTCAACTCCAAGGACCGTTTTTGTTTGTACAGGTCTTGTACCATTAACAACCTCCTCATAGGTTATTCTTTTCACACGAGAATCATACATATCTCCCGTGTATTCCCAAACTATACTTTTTTCTCCCACTTTGTCAAGGATTGCTTTTTCAAGGGAATGAGGGTTATCTTCTGATTTTATTTTAAACCTACCATGATGGTCGTAGGCATAGATATTAACCAGGAAATCTTTCATTTTTAACTTATTTATTAGTCTTTAAGGTGTGCCCAAACAGGTAAATCACTAGCTTTTCTTCTAGCCATTTCGGCGTCTAGTTCACTAGCTGTTAATTGATCTGAACTTTCAATTTCCGATTTTTTATCATTAAAGAATGCAATCTTTTCTTGAAGAGGAACTAACTCATCAGCTGGTGTATCATCAACCATTGCTTCTAGTTCTTCAACCTTTGCTTCTATTCTACCTAAAATATTCTCTTTGTTTTTAGGTTTAAAATCCGGGTCTTGTAATTTTGCGTATATTCCTAAAGCCATAATGTTTTTCTCCTTATAATTTCTGTTTTTATATACATGCTTGAAATTAATTTCAAGTTAATTCTACAAGGGGCGATAAAATTTCGCCCCTTATAATGATTTTAAGTATTATACTCCAGCAGAAGCATACATACCTCTTGGATCAGAAAATCCAAAAGAGTATCTTTCTCTTGCTTTGTATCTAACGTTACCAGTGTCAAAGTCACCTTCCATTGAAGTTTTGATTGGTGATCTGTTGAACATCTTCATTCCGTTAGGAACATCAGTCTTGATATAGAATGCATCAGTGTCTGTTAGGTAGTGATTAAGGACGTATCCTTGTGGTAACATACCTCTAGACACGATAGCATTAATATCGTTATCCGCTGTTTGTACTCTACCTTTTGATTCCATCAATCTCTCAGCTGTAAATTGCTGATTAGGGTGAACAACCATTTTCAACCCTCTCGCTGCAATTTTAAGACCTCTTTCATCAGTAAACGCAGCAATGTCAATCAAAGACTGCTCTAAAGATGTTTCGTTAAGGTCGGCTGGAGTTTGCAATTGGTTAGACATTGTTCCCGCTAATGTAGGGTGGTTTACAATTGCTCCACCTGCATTATTACCGAAAAGTGATACTCCGTCTCCACCTGCAAAGTTTCCATCGAAACCATTGTTAAGTACGTTAGCTGCTTTAACTTGCTTAGTATTAGCCATAGATCTAGCTAATGCTTTTGTATATCTAGACGCTAGTCTATCATACAAGTTATCCTCGATCGCTTCTTCAGTGATCGCGAATGCTAAAGCGACTGTTTCGTGAGTATAACGAGCTGTGAAAGTTTCTTGAGCATCATCAAATGATACACCTTGACCTTCAGCTTTAACTTGCGCATTACCAAATCCTGATAACATTACTTCCTCTTCGAAAGCTCTGTCTGAAGATTCGATATCGAAAATTTCAGCGTGCTCGTTTTCGTAGTTTTTGTATTCCAAGCCGAACAGGGCGTTCAAACCTGGCTCTAGTTCTTTAACTAGTTGTGCTCTTGATATTGCCATAATTTATCTCCTATTTCTAGCTTAGTTAATAAACAAGTTACTAGCAGAATTAACTACAACGACCATGTTCACACCCGCTGCTGTAATGTCTTTGTTTTCAGGGTCTTGACCGACTCTGACAACTTTCCACATTTTTGTAGCAGCTGAAGCACCACTAATATCTAAAAGTACAGTCGTTTGACCATCTTTGTTATCAGTAGCAGTGAACGATTCGACGTTAAAGCTTTTTCCGTTGTTACTTGTTGGACATGCAGCATCTGTTTTGATCATGTATTCCTGAGATGGATCGTCATTCACGAATGCAGTACCATTAGAGCCGCCTGTATTGTAGTCTGTTCCAAATGTAGTCGATGCGTCTACAGAATTTGCGAACGTAGGTTTACTAGTTGTGCTATTAATGTAAAAAACTCCATTAAATACACCTACTAACAATGCGTTTGCAGCATTAGTATATGTAGCACCACCGGCACCTGTGTCGTCTGTAGTTGCGAAAGAAGCATCTTGTAAGAAACCTTCGTCACCACTTGCATCTTGAAGTGAAACGGGGTTACCTTTATAGATACCTACACCTAGACCAGATTTGACTAAGTATTCAGATTGACCAGAAGTTGCAGGTGTATTACCTAATCTCTCGATCATTCTTAAACCAAAGCCTGTTGTTGAAGCGTTAGCCATAGTTGTTTCTCCTTTTGTACCTGCCCCGAAGGGCCTCCAGTACGGTTTAATTTAATTTAGCGGCTTGGGAATTGTTAGAAATTAACTTTTCTTTGGTCCACCAAAAGTTACACGAGTCTGCCTATCACTATTGATTGGCATACTTGGATGTTGTTCCCTCATAAGATCGTGTTCAATTGCTTCGTTTCTCTCTTTAGTCTGTTTCTTAAAGTATTCAGTTCTTGAGAGAGCGATCTCCTCCGGTATCCTTGCCAACACAAGGCCACCAACTCCAATCACTCCTGCGTATTTTCCGGAATTGACAGTAGGGTAAACTTCGCCTGGATATTCATCAGCTCTCACTAATTCATAACCAGATCTAATTTTACCAGACATATTTTTAGTGTCATCAAACCCTAAAACTTCTGTCCTTAACCATCTATGCCTAAAACCATTTGGCGCAGCGGGTGCATCTAAAGATGATGGGGGAGTCCATGTTCTAGGTTTAGTTTCCTTAGCCCTAGTTTGACTCGCACGTGGGGTTTTCTTAACTTCGTCTTTTACAACATTTTTTTTCATATGCTATACCTCCTTCGTGATTTTTAACTGTTTCGCATATTCTTCCAGTGGCACACCTAATTTTTTAGCGATTGTCGCTTGAGATGATGTGAGTCTCACTTGTTTGCGACCAGGTCTCACAGATCTTTTAGCCGAAGCCACAGTCTGAGGGGGTCTAGTCGTTTCCCTATCTTCATGATTTGTACCAAATTTATGGGGAAAGTCAACTCTCATTCTCTTGTCAACTTCTGCATAATACTCGTCCGAGCTTGGATCAAATCCTTCTCTATCCACTAGTTGTTTGTGTACATCAAAAGCAGTATAAGTCATTGCACTATCTTTCCCAAACCAACTATTTCTAGCTGCCCAATCTTGTGCTTTAAAATCAGGTTCTCTCGGGATTTTTCTAGATGGTGTAATATTAACATCTCTGTCTATCAACTCTGCTTTAGAAGTTGTGTTCTTTTGCTCTTCTAGTCTTGCTTCTTCATAACCAAGTCTAGCAATTTCTTTTTGAGCATTAACTTCAGATTCTAAATCTTGAGCTTCTCTTGCAGCTGCTAATGTTGCGTAAGTAGCTTTTAAAGAAGATTTAATTCTATCTTCTTTATCTTTTAAACTACCGGTTTCTAATTGAGAGTATTTCTTTTTAAGACTATCACTTGAAGCTTTTATAGATCTTGCATAATCTAAAGCTTCTCCTTTTTGTCTTTCAGCTTCTCTCATTTTTTTAGTAAGATTATCAATTCTTCTTTTAACTTTCTTACTATATGTTTCTAATTCCTGTTCTTTCTCTTCAGTCTCTTCTGTTATTTCTTCTGGAGACTCTTCTTTCGTTTCTGTTTCAACAATTTTTTCTTCTGTTTTTTCAACAGGTTGAATTGCTTCAACTTTTTCAACTTTTTCTTCTGGTATTTCTACATTTACATCAGGTCCTGATGTATCTATATCGACCATTTTTTTCTCTGTTGGCATAGTTCCTCCTCGCTATGTTTATATATAATGCAACATGAATTCTGGGTCTGCAACAGTCCCTAGAACTTCATCGTCGTTAATGATACGGACTTCTCCGCCTTCTATTGGTAAACGTGATCCTGCATACCTTGCAAAAATCACCCAATCTTTTTCTTTACACCAAGGCCCTGTTGAAAACTTTTCTTTATCCTTAAAAGCATCAGGTCCTATTTTTAAAACATAACCACAATTAGTTGCGATCCTTGCTTTATCTAAAGATTCTTGTGAAAATATTAAACCACCTTTGGTTTTTTCTTTCGGTGTAAAAGGTAAAACTAAAAGTCTCCACCCGGAAGGGGTTGGTAATTGATCAGCTATTTTATCGACGTTTGTCTCGTCTACTCTTTTCGAGTCTTGTTCTCGATACTTTTCTTCAAGTGCGTGTTTTATCTTCGGATTTTCCGAAGTCGATAACGTTTCCTTGCTCATTTTTTTGCTCCTTTTCGTCTAGCAGGTTAGAGATTTCCTGTTGTATAATTTGTAAAGCATGTGCTTTACCAAGTAGATACTTGTATTTTTCCATATTGTCAACTGCTCCAGCTGAATATGTTTCATTGACTTGTTGAATGCCTTGCTTCAACATCTTTTGAATCTTGTAAACAATGGTAATGGGATCCATTAACGTTTTTCTACGCCGTATCCTCTTTTTGCTACACCACGAGAACTTACTTCTGAAACTATTCTTCTTTTTTCAGATTTTAAATTTCTCTTACCTTTTTTAGTATATGCTTTTTCGGAGTCGACTCTTCCAAGTTCTTCTAATCTATTCTCTCTTCTAGTGTTCTTTGTATGACCACCATCTTTCATTCCACCTCTATCTAATAAGATAGTAGGAACTCTTTTCGATTTGTCATCTACACCATAACCTCTTGAATACATTGCCGATGCTCCGCCTGGTACTTTTCTTTTCATAATTATCCTTTTTGATTATTTTTTTTAATAGTGCCTTTTTTCTTTAGGTCTATTAATCTTTTATCTTTAGCAGAATAAACCTTACCGTTCGCTTTAGCGTGATCGGGTCTTGGTCTTACTCTTGGATCTGGTTGATAGTCTGTTCTCATATTTTTCTCCTTACTTATTTATATGTGTTTTAATAATGTATGTCTACATTATTTTTAGACATTTATGCTGACTGTAAATTAATAGCTGCAGGTCCTTTTTGACCATCTTCAACTTCAAATGTTACCGCATCGCCTTCATTTAACTGTAAGTTTGCGGCTCTGGCTGCTGAAGAATGTACAAAAACATCTTTTTCTTTGTCATCTCTTGCAATAAAACCATAACCTTTAGTTGTGTTAAACCATTTTACTTTTCCGTTTATACTCATTTTTCCTCCTTTCTTATTTCTTATTTCTTACCATTTCTGAAAATTTGTGTACCCTTTATACCAAAAATACTGGCACATACAAGGATCCATAAATTTGTAAACCAGCTCGGAAGCGCCTGGAAATGCTCAAAGAACACTTTTATCTTATCCATGGCTGCCGGATCGTCCGACCAGACCCCATATGCAAGCACCAAAATCGGGAGTGTGAGAATTGCAAGGACGACCTCGTCCTTAAAATCTTTGTCTCGGGATTCTAAAAGTTTTCCCTGGTAAGCTTCCTCACCTCGGGCCATCTTAGCTGCGTGCATGTGTTGCGCATCGGCCATAGCCATTTGAGTCTCTTTACGCTTTTTGTAAATGTGAGTTCCAGCGTTAAGAGCTAATTTAATTGCTCCTAGCCACATATTAGTACCAAGTTGCTTTGACAGGTCTCTTAGCGGGTCTGATTGCTCTATTCCCTCTTACAATCACAGTCTGTGATTCCGAAGGGTTGGTAGCTTTGATGGTCTTACCACCTTTAGCATAACCATCTTTATTACAATCTTGCGCCAAAAATTTTGTAATTTTAGGTGTCTTTGTCATAAATGTTTATCCTCTTTTTCTTAATTTATCTAATGTTATAGCTAAACAGGCTCTCTGTCCAGTTTTTCCTTTTTCCCGACATATTAACCTTTTCTTTTCTTAGCCATTTTTTTAAAAGTTTTAGCTAAAGCTTTTGCTCTGCCTGTGCAACCTTTTTTTGTAATAGGTGTACACTTTCCTTTAGTTCCTCTTCTTTTAATAGACTTAGTTGCGCTTTGTATCCAGTTCTTGTCCTTTGTGCTCATATTACTCCTTTTTTAGTGCGTTTTGTAGCAATGTTTTTTCAATTGAAGTCTCAGCTCTCATTTGAGCTAATTCCTCGTCCTGTTCTAACCTCGCATCTTGATTCTGTTGATTCATCACAGCTTTCATTCTATCTAAGTTTATTCTCTTAGTCTCATATTCTTTTCTTCTTTGATTTTCAGCTGCTCTCAAATCTAACTCTCTTGATTTTAATTTAGCAAGAGGATCATTATCAAATTGTGAGGTGATTTCTTGTTCTTCCTTCATAAACTCTTCAGTCATCT